CACCATGCGTGGCGCCACGTTCCTGCAATAGCTTTTCAGTTTCCATATTTATGCCTGCGTAACTATATTTTTATTGAACGGGAAAAGGAGCCGAAGCTCCTTTTGTTTGCTGAGTTAGACCAGGGCGACGCTCAACGTGCCTTCAATGAGTTTATTAAGATCACAGACCCTAAAGAAGCAGCTGACTTCCTTTACGGTTGGACAAAAGAACTGGCTAATCGCGCCAAGTTTAAAAATGAGCTGTATCGCGCCAGTAAGGACCGTGAAGGTACCTGGCAAAAGGGCGAGGAGTATTGGAACAAGTCTGACTACGCTCAGACACCGCCTATGGCCATTCTTAAGGGAAAGCCTTGGAGTTTTAGTGATTGGCGTGATAAGTTTCTTCAAGCTAATGCTAAAAAAGGTGCCACAATTAAGGACGCCATGGAAGCATGGAACAATCTTACTAGGGGTGAATAATGCCTAAATGGGATATGCCTCAGGATATGCAGGGCGAAGAGTCGGTCAGTCTTGTACGTAGGCCTGCCACTGGCTTTGCCATGCCTCATGAGCTAGAGGATCGTGTTCCCTACCGCTCTCCAGAGGAGCAGACGCTCTCCGGAATGCCAAGTGCTCAGCAGTTTGCAGTAGGCCTTGGCGAAAGGCTGCTACGGGCAGGTCGAGGAGCAAAGCAGAAAACTGGCATGCTTGGCAATATGCTTGGCATTGAAAACAAGCTAGCGGAGGAGGCTGCCGAAACTAATATAGCAGAGGCGCCCTACCGCGAGGCTATTGCCAAGAGTACTCCGGCATCTATGGGCGGTATTGGCGCAGAAATAGCGCTAGGCAGCATTATTCCCGGTGCTACGCTGCCAAGAATGATGGCCTCAGGTGCTGCAGTGGAAGGCTTGTTTAATACGCTCAGCGAGCCTACTGGCGCCAACCTTCTTACAGAGGCTGGTAAAGGTGCTGCTATTGGAGGCATTGGCGGAGCAGCTACGCACTTAGGGCTTAGCGCCTTGGCAAAGGGCAAAAATGCTGTTCAGGGACGTTTTGCCAATCCTGAGTTTGGTCGTCGCTTTGGTATTTTTAAAGAGCACGGCGTGCCTGGCTCTTTGGGCGACATAACTCAGAATCCCTTCATTATGTCTATGGAGAATACGGCTCAGCATATACCTCTGACTGGCCGTAAAGACTTTCTTGAAGGTCAAGCAAAGTCTATTATCAACACTATCGAAAAGTCGCCCTCCACCGTTGCTGGCGCAGTGCCAAGCGCCACAAAAGAAGATCTTGGCAAAGTTCTTGCAGACAGCATCAAGACTAGGTACGGCGCTAATAAGGCTGAGGCACGTGGGCTGTACGATGCAGTGGCACAGCGTGTTAGGCAGGTCAATGCACCGCCTGTCAATGCTGTTGAACTTTCTACAGCAGCCAAGACATTGCTTAGCAAGTACCCCTCCGCTTTTGCTAAGCTTACCGATGACCCTGCCGTAGTAGACACTGTTAAGGCTATTGCGTCCGGGACTCAACCTGGCAAGTCAGCACTACTGGATGCGTCTGGTCTGCCAATAGCAAAGCCACCAAAGCTTAGTTTTGATGAGCTACGCACATTGGACAGCGATCTTGGGGCTTTGATTAGGCAAGGCAGAACGCTTACTGCTAAAGGCGAGTTTAATAACAAAGCCTTTGACCAGCTGGTGTCTTTGCAGAAAGCTCTGCGCAAGGACATTGATAACTGGGCCGTTAGCGTTGGTGACCCTGCCATAGCTACAGGCATTAAGGAAGCCAACTCCTTCTTTCGCCAAAATGTGATGCCTTTTAGGCAAAACAAGACTGCTAGGCAGGTACTTCAAAACGAACAGTTTGATACTGACACGCTTCCGGGACTGCTGTTTAGACCAGACAGCCCGACGCGTGCTGAGCAAGCGCTTTCGTTCCTTACTCCGGAAGGCAGACAGGCTGGCAGGTACTATATGGCGGACCGGGCTAGGAAGCAGGCTATGGACGATGTGCTGGAGGCAAATTACAGCCCGTCAAAGTTCCTTAAGTCTTCACAACTTGGCGAAACAGGGCCTAAACTTTTTTCGCCTGACGAACTGAGCAGACTGGAGGATATGCGAGAGCTTGTCAAGTCTTCCCGCCGTGCTGCAAGTTATGCTTATGACCCAGCAACTGGTAATCGACTGCTGTCTTTGGCACCTTTGGCGGGTATGAAGTTGCCAATACTTGCCAAGCTGTTTGCAATAACATCACAGAGCGAAAACCCAATTAAGTACATGCTTGCCTCTCCGCGCTTTGCTAAAAGCCCGTTGGGTAGTGCAAGCGAAAATATACTTAGAAAGTCTGGCGTAGGCCTGGGTACTGGAAACTTTGTAACAGACGAGTTAGAGCAATAAACAAAGCCCCGGAGTTCCGGGGCTTTTTGCTATACTACAAATGGAAACTTTATGTTTGGTCCGTGCTCGTAGCCTTCTACTTTAAAGTGCTCAGTACTAAAACTAAGAGTGTCGCAGTCACCAAGTCGTAGACGGGGCAAACGCTTAATTGGCTGGCTGAGATATTCAACGAGTACTGGCACGTGCTGGTCATAAATGTGAGCATTGACAAAAGTAAACATCAGCTGACCGGGTAGCAAACCTGCGTCCCGAGCCAGCAGGTGAGTAAGCAAGGCGTACTGTGCAATGTCTGTTGGCACGCCAAGACACAAATCAGCACTGCGCTGAGTGACATGACAGTTAAGGTACTTACCATCACTGTCAAAGATTGCCATAACAGTGCACGGCGGCAGACAGCTTTTAGCGCCAGGATGCCAAGCTGCCAGTACGTGGCGGCGAGACGTTGGATTATCACGCAGCTCGCGCTGTATCGTACGCAGCTGGTCACGATCGTCGGAGGAGCCGGATAGGACCTCGTTGTGTGCTTTAAAACGCCGCCATAGCGAGCCGACGTACTGACCGATTGACAGCGGAGCAGGCTGGCCATTGGCTGCCCAAGCTTCTGCATTGGCATCCCAGTAGTTGCAGCCAGCAGTCTTGTAAGTAGCCAAGTGCTCAGCTCCTTGAATAAAGCAAGCTAGTTCCGCTACAATGCCTTGAAGGTGCATTTTGCGGCCAGTCAAAAGAGGAAAGCCGCCATCAAGCCGAATTTTAAGCACTTCTCCAAAAAGAGAATAAGTGCTGCCGTTGCGGCCAGAAATGATGCGGCCACTGTGCCGTGCACGGTGGAGAAGCTCTTTATAAGCTCGTTCGTAGAAGTTCATTTTTCGTCCGCCACAAGGCTGAAGCTGTTAACCTTGATTTTGGTAGTCTTAATGTCTGTGGCAGCTTTAAGCCTGGCTGTGGCTTCCATTGCTAGCTGTCCGTAGCCAATAATATCGCGGTAGTGGTCAAGGCAGTTATAGTCTCCGGTAACAATACGCGCCAGCTTAGCAGCTATGACATCAATAGCCTCGCGCTGAGCCGGTGTCAGGCTCTGCCACTGAGGGCCACAGCGGAGAGTGTCTTTAATACCCTGTGAGATAGCCGCGTTAACGCCAAAGTCACCATGCGTGGCGCCACGTTCCTGCAATAGCTTTTCAGTTTCCATATTTATGCCTGCGTAACTATATTTTTATTGAACGGGAAAAGGAGCCGAAGCTCCTTTTGTTTGCTGAGTTAGACC